GAGTTTATTGATTGTGTTAATGAACAGTGGACAGCTTTTGATGCGGATAAGGTTGTTGAACAGTTGGAAGATTATTTATTTGAAAAATATTGCATAGAAGGGGATACAACAATTGATGAAATCGTGAAAGGCGGTGGAGTTGAATGAGAGAGTTTCTTTTCAAGGCAAAGCGGATTGATAACGGTGAATGGGTTGAGGGATATTACATAAGAGATCAATATCACATAGGTGGGAAGGACATTATTTTTTATCGGAAGGATTCAGATCGGTTTACAGTATATACCAATATAATTGATATAGAAACCCTCTGCCAGTTCACGGGACTTTGTGACAAGAACGGGAAGAAAATTTGGGAGAATGACATTTTGATGTGCCATGGAAACCCAAAAGACCTTGCAAAAGTGCTATTTGGAGAATTTGGTGTAAGAAATATTGAAACCGGCTCCATAGTAGACAAAGTTGTCGGATGGCATTATGAGGTTGTTCCGACAGATGCAATCAGCAGATGCGAACCATTCTGCTGGCCAATGCCATTGACAGAATATTATATCGACAGATGCGAAATGGAAGTAGTTGGAAACATTTTCGACAACCCAGAATTATTACAGGAGAAATGAGATGAGTAAAGGAAAAGACATTTCCACTATGTTCACAAGAGAAGAAAACAAAAAGAATGGAAGACTTGGATATTATAATGCTACCAGAGAGAAGAAAGATGTTATCAGTCCGGCACAGTATGGAGCATTCTTGCAGAAAAGAGGTAAGAAAAGATGAGTAAATCAGTATTAGTGATTGATACACCAAAATATTGTGCTTCATGTGCTTTACGCAGCGGAATACTTCACCCATTCTGTAGAGTGAATATCAGAGATATTACAGATTTGAGTATTAGACCTGACTGGTGTCCGCTGAAGCCATTGCCGGAGAAGAGCACTACCGAGAATGATATGACGGATTATCAGTGCGGGATGGTCGATGGTCGAAACCAGTGTATTAATGAGATTGTATGAGAGGTAGAGTAGATGAGCAAGAAAGTAAAGTGTTGTGAATGCGATTCTTTTATGGGATGGGCTTTGCCAAGAGGGGTAGATAAAGACAATTACGAATATGCGAAAGAAGTTTTGAAGTTAGCATCTACTACAGGAATATGTGAATATACCATGAAAACCAAGGCAAGGTCGCATGAGCAGTATTGCAGAAAATTTAAAAAAGACAAGTTTTTAGAACGACATAACGATTTTTTTAAAGATGAAATTTTAAAACTTGAAAACATGATCAAGGAATATGAAAAAGAAAATTTTGTGGAAGTAGACGAATCATGGAAAGCTCATTTTATGAGAAGATTTCAAGAGGTGAAGTAGATGGAGAGATTAACAGAATGGGAAAATGGTAGTGTCACATATAACGAAAAACGAGAGATTGAATGTGGTGAATATTGTGATAGCTGCTCACAGGGCGCAGGAAATTGCGAAACAATAAAGAATATGATTAAAAAACTCGCTGAATACGAGGACTTAGAAGAACAGGGATTGCTTGTGAGATTGCCGTGCAAGGTTGGAGACACGGTTTGGGTGGTAACATCGCCAATTAATGTGTTTGGTTATGATGAATATGATGGAGATGCGGAATATGAAGTATATGAATCTTTTTTATCAAGCGTATCTTATTATGCGTCTGGAGAACAATTCAGAATTTACGCAAAAGTAACGAATAGTTTTATTGTGGCATACTTTAGAGAATGTGATTTTGGAGAATCTATATTCCTCACCCGTGAAGATGCTGAGAAGAAGTTGGAGGAGATGAAGAATGAATAACAAACCTACACCAGACATAACGCCAAACCTTGCTATATCAGCATACCACGTACTACAGCAATATTGTACTGGACAGTCAGCGGATTGCAAAGGCTGCGGATTATACGAACACTGTCCAGAATGTTTTCAAGGCATACCATGTGACTGGAGTTTGAATGAAGAAGGTGAAATAAATGAAGCTGAGAAAGGCAACACTGATTGATTACGGAGTGCCGCCGGATGATATACCGACATTACAAAGCCACTTGCGGAATCTTAGCGAAAGTGATAAATACAATCTGTTACAGGTATCTATCAAATATGCACCCGGCATTGAATCGCAAATCTATGACAGTATTGTAAATAGTATTGGTTATCGGACAATGGAGAAGATCAGGACGGTTCCTGCAACAGAAAATGACTTCTATGGCTACAAACGTAAGGTCATGGCGGAATATTATCATCTGGCCAAGCTGATTGGCAGGCTTTAAAAAACTTAAAAATTTATAAAAGTGGTAGAGAGCTAAATCTCCCCAGTGTGGTATTATATTTGTATATAACTGCTATACTGGGGACTTTTTTGAATTGAGGTGATAATATGGCAAACTTAAAAGCAGTTACAAGAAAACTTCAAAAAGCTATATTATCCACCGGATTAATCATAAAAATCGGAACGTCACAATTCTACAGCCATGAGCAGGAGCGATTGATAACAGTAACAATTATATCAACGCCAGTATTCAGACCAACGAAACATGAAAACTGGAAAGATTGTGACTATGAAATATTACGAACTGCATCCCAGTATGATGTAGTCATGTGCCTAAAAGAAATATGGGAGGCAGTCAGAAAATAAGGACAGACAGAGGTGATTAGATGGACTTAACGCCTAAACAGAAAGCGTTTGCAGATGAATATATAAAGAATGGCGGAAATGCATCTGATGCCGCAAGAAAAGCAGGATACGCACCTAAGAGCGCTGATGTAATAGGGCGCGAGAACTTACGGAAACCTACGATTTCTGCATATATAGCCGAAAAACAGTCTCTCATTGAAAAGCAAAAAGGCACCGACATTATGTCTCTGGCAGAAATCCAGCAACGCCGTTCCATGATTGCAAGGGGCGAGCTGACTGATTCATTCGGATTTGCTCCGGACTTCTCCGATCAGCTGAAATCTATGAACGATCTGGAGAAAACGCTTGCTATAAAAGAAGCCAGAGAAGAACAGAAGAAAGCAGAAGAAAAAGCCAGATTACAAAGTGAATATCATATTGATCTGGATATTGTCCCGGACGTATTTCATAAAATGATTAGAGATATCCGGAAAAAGAAACATAGCGAATACATTCTCCCCGGCGGGCGTGGATCCATGAAGTCATCGACAATATCATTGATTATACCGGAACTGCTGAAGAATAATTCAAACATACACGCTCTGATTCTGCGAAAAGTCGGAAACACTATCAAAGATTCTGTTTATGCTCAGATGAAATGGGCTATTGATAAATTAAATCTAAATGAGGAATTTACGTGCAAGGTATCTCCTATGGAGATTACGTATAAGCCCACTGGACAGAAGATTTACTTTCGTGGCGCTGACGATCCGTTAAAGATTAAATCTATCAAGCCAGAGTTTGGATATATCGGTATTGTCTGGTTCGAGGAACTTGATCAATTTGCCGGTCCGGAAGAAATACGAAATATTCAGCAGTCTGCGATTCGTGGTGGTAACGAAGCGTACAAGTTTAAATCATTCAACCCACCGAGAAGCAAGAATAACTGGGCGAATGAATATACAGCAGAAGCAGAAGAAAAAGACGATAGCGCACTGGTTGTACATAGTACATATCTTGATCTTGACATTGAGCAGGAATGGCTCGGAGATATATTCCTTGCAGATGCTGAACATCTAAAAGAAGTAAATCCAGACGCTTATGACAACGAGTATTTAGGACACGCCAACGGAAATGGTGGAAATATCTTTGAATACATCGAAGAAAGAACTATCACAGACGAAGAAATTAGTCACTTTGATAGAATTTATCAAGGTAATGACTGGGGATGGTTCCCGGACCCGTATGGATTTATCAGACTATATTATGATTCTGCCAGAGAAACGATATATTTCATTGACGAAATATATGAGAACAAGAAATCAAACGAATGGACCGCAAAAGAAATTAAACGGCGTGGCTACGATGATTACACGATCACAAGTGATAGTGCAGAACCTAAGTCAGTAAATGATTACAGAGATTTCGGATTGCCTGCTAGACCAGCAATCAAAGGACCGGGAAGCATTGATTACTCCATGAAGTGGCTGCAAAGAAGAAAGCTTGTGTTTGACCCTGCCAGAACTCCGAATGCAAGAAAAGAGTTTAAAAAGTATGAATACGAGCGAGACAAAGACGGAAATATCATCAGTGGCTATCCGGATAAGGATAATCATCTGATTGATGCAACCAGATACGCCACAGAATCAATGTGGACCAGACGAGGTAACAGTGCATAATGGGACTTATAACAACACTAAAAAGGTGGTTTAACATGATATTCAAAAAACAAGCCGAAGAGGACTTTAATATCCAGGCGGCAGAATTTCCAGAGATGGAATCACTGATTAACCGGTGCGCGAACATTTACAGGGGAGTGCCGGAATGGTTAGATGATAAGAATAATATCAAGACGATTAATTTTGCTAAATCTGTGTGTTCTGAGACTGCCAGACTTGCAACACTGGCGATCGGCATTCAGATTGACGGTTCTGCAAGAGCTACGTGGTTACAGGAGCAGATTGACAAGGTGTATTTCCAGATCCGGCACTGGGTGGAATATGGATGCGCTTACGGAACGGTGTTCATTAAGCCAAACGGTGAGAGCCTTGACGTATTTACTCCGGCAGATGTGATGATTGTGGATTACGATAATCAGGAAATCAAAGGGATTATATTCAAGGATTCTTATACTGTTGGTAGAAAATACTACACAAGGCTCGAATATCACAGGTTTATTGAGACAACGGTGGACGGAGTGACAACCTATCCGTATTATGTTTCCAACAGAGCTTATGTATCAAAATCCCCTCAGTCAATCGGAGACAAGATTGACCTTAAACAGACAAAGTGGGCTGACCTCATGGCAGACACGCCACCAATGCTCAAGGCAAACGGGGAGAAGTTGGACGGACCTCTGTACGGAGTACTGCGGACACCGCAGGCAAATAACGTGGATATTAACGCACCATTGGGTTTGCCAATATTTGCCGAAGCCATTGAAGAGTTAAAAGACCTCGATATTGCATACAGCAGAAACGCCGGAGAGATTTTTGATTCGCAGAAGATTGTTCTGGCAGATGATAGACTACTGATACCAAGCGGTGCACCTGTAGCAGCCATGTCGCCACAGGGCATGGAGAACAGACGTAATGAGATGAACTTACCGCACTTTGTCAAGAATGTATTCGGACAGGACGAGAAAGAGTTTTATCAAGAAATCAATCCGATTCTCAACACAGATACCCGTATAAGCGGCATAAATGCCCTTTTAAGCCAGTTAGGGTACAAGATTGGATTCTCCAACGGGTATTTTGTATTCAACGAATCCAGCGGCATTCAGACGGCTACAGGAGTAGAAGCAGAACAGCAGAGGACAGTCCAGTTCATCAAGGATGTAAGGGATAAGTTAGAGTCTTGCCTAGATGAAGTAATTTACGCATTGAACGTTTACGCTGACCTGTACGGGCTTGCACCTGTCGGAGCATACGAGGTCAATTATGATTTCGGAGACATCCTATATGTGCGTGAAAACGACCGTGCAAGATGGTGGCAGTATGTTACTGCGAATAAAGTACCGGCTTGGATGTATTTTGTAAAATTCGAGGGAATGACTGAGAAAGAAGCGAAGGCAATGGTCAAAGAAGCTCAGCCAGACGAACCAACATTATTCGGAGAGGAGTAAAAAGATGGCAGATAAACCAGTAACAAGGGAAGAAAAATATCTTGCGTACTTGACAGGTGATTACACGGGCGAACTCCCGAAGCCAATCACGAGAAAAGAGAAGTATTTATACGAATTATGTTTGAAAGGAATAGGCGGTGAGATTTCACCGGAAGAAATTAAAGCCGCAGTAAATGAGTACCTTGAAAAGAATCCAGTCAAGCCCGGAGCCACGACAGAACAGGCACAACAGATCGAGCAGAACAAGACGGATGTTGCTTCACTGAAAACGGAAACTGGTTCACTAAAGGAAGATATAGGGAATATATTTAGTAACAATATCTTTGATGCTTCTAAATGCATAAAAGGAAAGGCTTATGCCACAACATATAATGTATCTACATTAGAAGATTTTGTCGATAATGAAAAGGCTTACTCTGTACCTGCAATCACACTTCCTTATGGTGGAAAAATAACGGTTAATCAAAAATTCAATTGGAGTTCGTTCGTTGCTTATTTATATAAGAATAATATTTACCAAGGCTACATTATCCCTGTACAGAATGATAATGGGACATGGACATTTACGAATAATATGGATGGTTGTAATAAAATCGCATTCACTATATTATCGGACACAGCAGATTTCGACATTTCAAAATTCATGGTAGTTATTGGTGACTATGATAAAATGCCAGATATTTACGAACCATCTGGACTAAAAGTCCCAGAAGAATCTATTCGGTTTGACGCTCTAACCGATGATTGCGTCAACAAAATAATTTCACAGGCAAATTCTGCAACCGTAAACAACAAAAAATCCAGAACTGTTATTTACGATAATGGACTCGGTAATAAAGTGATAAATGCAACAGTTGGAAATAAAATAGAGTTTGTTAATTATGCATATCGTACACTGTATTCAATTGATGTAGAAGAATCTGGATATTATATCACGAATGTTCGGTCGCAAGATACTGGCTCAAATTCATGGGCTGTAGTCGATAAAAACGATATAGTTCTTAGTTGTGGCGAAACTGAAATAGAAAAAGCAGGGGTTCATATTCCAAAAATATCCGGAATGAAAAAAATATACTGGACGAATGAAATGGGAATAACGTCTATTTTTAAAGACAACGAAAAATACGAAGTATATTCTGGGGATAAAATCTTATATACAATCTCAGAAGAAAATTGTACGCATTATGGTATTGATAATGTCAATTATTTTTCTTGTTCATCTGATGCGGCAATTACTTTAGGAATTGAAAACACATATGGCACTTCTTTAGGAATATGGATTTATGTTCCTTATGATAGCACAAAACTTATTGAGAACATAAATGTTGAAGCATACAAAAATGGTGCCAAGGTTCAGGAAAGATATATTGGGAAACAGCATTTTGAATTGGATGCATGGCAGTTTGTAAAAATCAATATACAGGATGGATATATTGATTCTATTAAATTAACTGTGTCTGGAACGAGGACTACTTCTGCTGTTATTGGCATAAAAAATGTTTTAATTGTTGACCAGTTTTCAAAACCGATCGTTATTATAAATAATGATTCCGCATGGCAATCCAGCGATACTTGTGGCTTTTATGATTATCTGATTAACAATAAAATTCCTTGGACAATTACTGGTACTTTAGAAAATGTAAATGAGAACACAAAATCTAAACTTTTATCGGCGTATAAGGATAATCTACTAGACATTGGGTTATATGGTAATGAAAATTACAATGATGTTAATTACTCAATAAATGATGGAACACCAGACTATCAAACAATGCAAAGAAACATGGATGAAGTTATGGATAAAAAACTTGATTATTGTGATAATCCAATATCGTTCGGAGCAAGAGGACATAACTATAATCCCAAAATTTTGAGATGTATTAAAAATAACGGATTCAAAATTTGGAAAACATGTGCTTCCAATCTTTATAGTAATTGTGAGTTTGCTGATACTATATCGGGTATAGGAATCACTACACAGCCGATGAGTGGTTGGTTTGATTATGCGGTTTCTCCATCAGTAGGGGGATGCACGTTAGGACTTTTTTCACATGGAATAAGTGAAACTCCTAGTGAAGAATCCAACCCCAATTTATATTATAGTTGGGAAACTGTTAAAGAACGACTTGATACCTTATTACAAATGAGAGATCGAGGAAATGTTGAATTTATGAACATGGCACAGTTTTACAAACTCGTTGCAAAAGTTAACTAAAGAGGGCTTTAATTAACCATCAAAAGGGCCAAAACATGTACCACGACTTTTGACGAAAGAGGTGATATACTATGCTTAGTCCAGAATATTTGCGTCGAATAACAGAGAGCAGTGAACAAATTGCCGAAGAACTGCATCAGTATATCATCTCTGAGATTGTGTCGAGAATGATGACAAGAATTGGCAGAGGTGAAGACTATATCCTAACCAATGCAGATGCATGGAGAATCAGAACACTACAGGAATCTGGTGAACTGCTAGAGGACATTCTGGCAGAACTATCCAAATACACCAAACGCGAACAGCAAGAACTTCTTGAAGCGTTTGAAGATGCCGGAATTACTGCTCTCGATTATGATGATAAGGTATACAAGGCGGCAGGATTAAGCCCTGTGCCGCTCGAGCAGTCCCCAGCAATGATAAGACTCATGGAGCGAAATATGCTTGCGACTATGGGAGAGTGGAAGAACTTCACAAGGACAACTGCAAATGCGGCTCAGGCGTTGTATATCAACCAGTGTGACCTTGCATACAATCATGTGATGACTGGGGCAGTTGGATATACGCAAGCGATTAGAGAAGCAGTTAACAATGTTGTAAGCAATGGCGTTACAGTAACATATCCATCTGGCAGAAAAGATACAATTGAAACAGCAGTAGCACGTTCTGTCAGAACTGGTGTGGCTCAGGCTACGGGAGATATATCCCTCAAACGCATGGAAGAAATGAACTGGGATTTAGTTCTGGTCAGTGCTCACATCGGAGCGAGAACGGGGGACGGTGGAGAAAATCCCGGAAATCATTCGTGGTGGCAAGGAAAGATATACTCTCGTTCTGGCAAGAGCAAGAAATTTCCACCGTTCTCATTGACCGGATATGGAACGGCAAGTGGACTGTCAGGGGTCAATTGTCGGCATAGCTTTGGAGCCAGTGATGGGGAATTTAATCCTTATGCAGAACTATCGGCACAGGATAAAGCCAACAAGGGAAAACAGTACGAAAAAGAACAGCGACAGCGCACTTATGAGCGAAGAATCCGCAAAACAAAGCGTGAAGTCCTTGGAATGCAAGCGGCGGTTGATAACTGCAAGGACGAACAGGCAAAATTCGCATTACAACAAGACCTTGACCGGAAGTCTTATCTTTTGCAGAAACAGAATGCTGCATACAAAGATTACTGCAAGCAGAACGACCTGAGGGAACTGAAAGACCGGCTCATGATTGCTAAGTGGAATCGTCAGAACGCCGCAAAAGTCAGAGGAGCGGCAAAGAGATATAAAACAGCAAAGGGGATTGACTGATGGATAGATGGGAATATTTTAATCCTAATCCTGTTAAGGACAAGAGAACAGGAGATTGCGTTGTTCGGGCAATATGCAAAGCAACTGGCTTTGACTGGGAAACAATATTCGCCGGACTAATGGTGCAGGCGTGTACTCTGTCAGATATGCCAAGTGCAAATTATGTCTGGGGAGCGTATCTCTATAAGCGTGGGTACAGACGCAAACTGATTGAACAATCAGAACGATATATCTATACAGTCAACGACTTTTGCGCAGACCATCCGACAGGCACGTACATTCTCTGCATAGATGGTCATGTGGTGACGGTGCAAGAGGGCAAATATTTCGATACATGGGATAGTGGTAATGAGATCCCGGTATATTACTGGGAAAAGGAGTAGCTAAATGAGCATATCAGAATTTGTACAGATTTTCCTCTCTATCTGTGGAGGGGTGTCCATTGTCGGAGGGGCGGCAGCCGTAATCTTTAAATGGATTACCCCGGCATTCCGACTTAATAAGCGAGTAGAGACACTGGAAGAACATGATAGACGAGATTATGAAAGTCTTCGGAGAATCGCAGAACGAGATTCATTAATTCTGGAAGTGTTGTCGACCATGCTGGATAGTCAGATTAGTGGGAATAATGTAGAAGAATTAAAAAAAACAAAACAGAAGCTTACAAATTATCTTGCACAGAATCAGCGTTAGCATTAGTAAGGGGTATGCTCATGAAATTATATGTGTTCACGAAGAAAGATATAGACAGATTCTTGATGGAGTGTAATTTCACGCCGGACGAAGAAAGGCTGTTCCGGCTGAGATGCAAGGAATATACGCTCGAATACTGCGCTGAGCAGATGAACGTGAGCATATCTACTGTAAAGAGATTAAGCCGTCGGGTAAACAATAAAATAATCAGAGTATGTTGATACGATAAAAGCCCCCGGGATTATTTCTCAGGGGCTTATTTTTATTCTGATTTTATCTGTTCTTCGTATTTTTTTATGAGCCATTCCGGGACCGGCTCGTCTCCGTCGTCACCTCTGTATTTGATCGGGTCAATATTGTTTGTGAGACACCATTCCCAGCTGTTATAATCGTCGCCGTCTTTTGACACGATGTAAAATATATCGTATTCGCTATCTACAAATGCCAACGTATCTGTTGCGTTCATTGTGTACAGCATGATATACATGTTTCTCCTGTATGCGTACGCCATTTCTAGCGGCGAATCTTCACCGCCCAGAAATTCCATGAACATTTCAACGTCGGAAGATTCTTTCGACAATTTGTTATAATAATCGTAGACTTTTTCATCCCATCCGTCCGGAAAAAGCTTACGATCTTTTATTTCCTCGTTATCTTCTTTAGCCATTTTGTAAATGGTTTCAAGTTTTACTCTCTTAATCATTTTACACGCCTCCTATTTCACTTCGCAATCTTCCAAGACAGCTCGCTCTAACAACTGTCTCACATAATCCGGACATTTGCTTTTTCCGGATTCCCAGTTTTCGAGCGTTCTAATCGGTATGTTGTACCTCCTTGAGAATTCTGCTCGAGATACTTTTAGTCGTTCACGCATTTCTGCTATGGTCATAGTTTCTATGTCTCCTTAATCTTCTGCTTTTACCAGAAAGGCTCTGTGCAACCTTCCTTCTCTGTCACAAGCCGAAAAACATGGCTTCTCGTTTCCGCTCAATACGTCGTTAATGATGTAATTCACTCCCCACGGAGTCGTTACCATCAACTCACCCATGTAGTTCTCATATAGTTCCCAACCTTCCGGAGCTTCCACCGTGATTTCATCCCAGCAGGTAGCTGTAGGGTTCGGGTTTCCATATGTGTATACGTTTCTTTTCTCTGCGGCTAATACGCCGTAATTACAATAAATTTTAATTTTCATTTTTTTCTCCTTTATTTATGATAAACTTCTTTTTTGATTCTCATTGCCATTGCATCGGCATTAATTTTAACTGAAGCATATAATGATTTGTAATAATCGAAACCGCTTTTTTTATTATCTTTTAAATGATAAATAATATCACCTGCATAAGAATCATTCATAATTGCATTAATCTTTTCAAATGCATCGCTAAATATTACTCTCTGATTCTCTGGCACCATACCTAAAACAATTGAAAACTCTTTATTCATTTTTCTCATAAGCTCTTTAGCCCATGTTATCTGCTTTTCTGTACCTTTCATTGTGCGTTTTGCCTCCTCCCATGCTTTTTTAAGACCGGAGGAAATTGTCATTGCAGATTTCTTAACCAGTTCCCATGCTCTTTTCATGATTTTTGATAAGTTGTATTTTTTCATTTTTAATATCCTCCGTTACTTTGATGATTATATAATACCACCAAATTGGTGGTATGTCAATACTTTTTCGATACTTTTTTGAACTTTTTAGATTGATACATCTATGCAAAAATATAATCAGAAAGGCGGTGCATAAGATGGCATTATATAACAATCCTTATCAATATAGTTTTGGCGTTCCGGGACAGATGAACCAGTTTCAGCAACAGCCTGTCCAGATGCCGGCTCAACCAGTACAACAGCCCCAGCAGAATAACAATGGTATCCTGTGGGTATCTGGCGAAGTTGGCGCAAAATCCTATCTGGTAGCGCCCGGGACAAGTGTTTTGCTGATGGACAGTGAAAGTGAAAAATTCTACATAAAATCCACAGATGTTTCCGGTATGCCACAGCCATTACGGACGTTTGAGTATCACGAAATAGGCACTCAGATGCCGCCTAAACAGCCTGTTCAGAACATGGACAGTAAATATGTTACTCGACAGGAATACGATGATTTGAAAGGCAAATACGAAGTTATCATAAACCGATTAAATTCATTTTCTGAACCTGTTAGGGCTAATACCGTACAGGAATCAGCGACCAAGGGAGGAAATGCAGATGAGTAATCCATTATTTAACGCACTTGGCGGTGGGATGCCGCAGGGAAATGGACCAATGCAGATGATACAGCAGTTTATGCAGTTTAGGCAGAATTTTAAGGGGGACCCGAAAGCAGAAGTTGAGAAGATGCTACAGTCTGGACGGATTTCTCAGCAGCAACTTAATCAGGTCCAACAGATGGCAGGACAATTCCAACATATGTTGAAAAGAATGAAATAGTACATTGCAATCTGGCCAGATTGATGTAAATACACAAAAAGGAGATTATATTATGGATGGAAATTATAGTTTAGCAGATATTGCCGCTGCTACTGGAAATGGTAGAAATAATGACGGCATGTTTGGCGGAGATGGTAGCTGGTGGATTATTGTTTTATTCATTTTTGCTTTCTTCGGATGGGGAAACAACGGATGGGGCAATAACGGCAATGGCGGCGGATATGCAGCCACGGCAGCTACTCAGGCGGATATTCAGAGAGGATTTGACAATTCCGCAGTAATCAGCAAACTTGACGGAATCAATAGCGGCCTGTGTGATGGCTTCTATGCCATGAATAACGGTATGCTTACCGGATTTAATGGAATCAACACAAACATCATGCAGACCGGCTTTGGCATCCAGCAGGCTATTAATGCCGATACTGTAGCGAATATGCAGAATACCAATGCGCTCCAGGCACAGCTTGCAAACTGCTGCTGTGAAACAAGGGAAGCAATCCAGGGCGTAAACTACAATATGGCACAGAATACCTGTGCATTGCAGAACACCATGAACAGTAACACAAGAGACATTATTGACAGTCAGAACGCCGGAACAAGAGCAATTCTTGATTATCTGTGCAACGAGAAGATTTCCAACTTACAGGCTGAAAACAATGATCTCAGACGTGCTGCTTCTCAGGACCGCCAGAGCGCACTTCTCACAACTGCAATGGCTTCACAGACACAGCAGCTTATTAATGCGATTAATCCGGCACCGATTCCGGCATATCAGGTTCCTAATCCGAACACATATTACGGATGCGGATGCAACACTGGATGTAATTGCTGATAACTTCATATCGAGAGTATCTTTCGATCGATTCGGATGTCGGCTTATGCCGTATTACACATAGGGGCAGGCTAGAACCTGTCCTTTTGTGATATGAAAGGAGTATTTTTATGGCAGAATTTACAAATGTAGCTGCTCAGACCGTAGCAGCAAAAGGGAATGTAGTGTTTTTAAACACAGCAGTTAAAGGCTCTAACTGCATTCAGCACAGAGAGGGGAGCGGAATTATCACTCTGAGAGGACTGACTAACCAGTGCAAGGCTAGATTTTTCGTGGACTTCTCTGGCAATATCGCGATTCCAGCAGGTGGTACAGTTGAAGCTATCTCTTTGGCAATTGCAATCTCTGGAGAACCAGTATTATCTTCTCAGATGATTTCCACACCGGCAGCAGTAGACCAGTATAATAATGTATCTTCCGGAATTTACGTGGATGTACCACGCGGATGTTGCGTTAATATTGCAGTAGAGAACACCAGTGATCAGGCTATTTCTGTTGCGAACGCAAACATTGTTGTAACAAGAGAAGCGTAGGAGGTGTGATTATGAGAGACATTAAAGACTTATGCGCAAGAATCGAAGATGAACTTTCCAAAATCGCTGATAATGGGCTGACTACCGGAAATCTGGAAATGACATACAAACTGATTGATATGTATAAAGATGTCAAGAATACGCAGTACTGGGATAAAAAAGTGGAGTATTACAACACTGTCCTTGATGAGATGCGTGGCGGATACAATGACGATTACAGTGAACGTGGAAGAAAGCGCGACAGTATGGGGAGATACAGTTCAAATGACGGCAGAATGATGCCAGATTACGACAGGGGTAATTCTTATGCCAGAAGGGGTGAACATTATGTCAGAGGGCATTACAGCCGCTCTGATGGGCGAGATGCTTATGACGATTACATGACGCAGAAACAGAGCTATCGTTCCGGCAAGTCTGAAGACTGCAAAAGAAAGATGCTCGCCGCATTGGAAGAACATCTGGACGAACTTACAACAGAAATGAGTGATATGTCCAAGGATGCAGAGTGCCGGGAAGAACGTGATCTTGTCAAGAGATACGTAGAAAAACTCCGTGATATGCTCTAAAAACACAAAAGTGGTAGAGAGGTAGTTAAAAGAAATCTGTTATAATGTAATTGTGCAGCAGGAAGCACAAGTAAAACGGTTGTTTTTGACATTTTCGTTTTAATCCTCCTTCCTTTAATTTAGTAGCTGGTACGCACGCTTTAACGGAAAGTTGAACAGGTTCGAATCCTGTCGTGCGTATTTGCCATCTGGCACGCAAGATGGCTCACCTCCTTGATTAAGGTTTTTGTTATTCATACTTTTCTTTTAAAAAAGAAATAAATATCCGAAACAACTCGTGGCAGGCATGACACGTTAAACACCTTGCTAACCCGGGAATCCGGGTTATGTGGAATGTACGCTAGTGGAAAACTGACAGAGTCGCACTCTGGTCTCCGGTTCGATTCCGGGCGCTCCGCTTTAATCCGCTTAGAGTTAAGCTGTTTGTATACAGGTGGTCTATGTCTCAGGTGGATTTACGCTATAGCGAAAGAAGTGAAATTCACCCCAGTTTCTTTTTAGAGGGTTGGCCGTTATAGGCGGCATGGAATGTAGCTCAGTGGTAGATCGCACTGTAAATGTGAGGTCGCAGGTTCGATTCCTGCCTTTCCGATTACCTTGCCAGTGGTCTAACTGGCTTAATCCATTTACCTGCGGCGGCAGGTCAATAAACACGACCAGGAGGATGTTATGCAGAAACTTATTGACACTTTAAAATCATTTGGAATTGAAATCCCGGAGGATAAACAGGCAGATGTAAAGAAAGCACTTTCTGAGAATTACAAGAACGCAAAGGAAGTGGCGAAAACTCTGTCAAAAGTTGAGGGAGAACGAGATAACTGGAAAGAACGTGCTGAGACAGCAGAAGAAACCTTAAAAGGTTTTGACGGTATCGACCCGGCAAATATTAAAAGTGAGTTAGAGACTTGGAAACAGAAAGCGGCAGATGCAGAGAAAGAATTCAACGCGAAAATCTATGACCGTGATTTCTCAGACGCACTCAAAGCGGCACTCGACAATGTTAAGTTTTCCAGTGAAGCTGCAAAGAAGTCTGTTATGGCAGACGTTAAAGAAGCCGGATTGAAGCTGAAAGATGGCAAAATCCTTGGATTAAACGACCTGATCGAACAGATGAAACAGTCTGACGCATCCGCTTTTGTGGATGAATCTCAGCAGCAGGCTCAGCAGAATCAGGCAAGATTTACCACTCATGTTGGACAGCAGCAGACACCGGGAAACATGACAAAGAAAGATATCGAAGCAATCAAAGACCCGTCCGAGAGACAGGCTGCAATTGCTCAGAACATCCAGTTATTCCAGTGATTTTTTTACACCGACTATACGCCAGAGTATAGCCGCTAACCCAATACCTTAAAAAATATGGGTAGAAAGGATTTTTTTATATGGCAGCAAAAGCTAATCTTATTATGACAAATGATATTCAGGTCACAGCACGTGAGATCGACTTTGTTACCAGATTCGAAAGAAACTGGCAGCACTTACGTGATATTCTGGGTATCATGAGACCTATCAAAAAACAGCCGGGTGCTGTACTCAAGTCTAAGTATGCAGAAGGTACTTTACAGAGCGGAAAAGTGGCAGAGGGCGAGGAAATCCCTTACAGCAAGTTTACTGTAAAAGAAAAGAACTATGCGGAAATGACTATCGAGAAGTACGCAAAGGCTGTATCTATTGAAGCAATCAAGGATCACGGTTATGAGAACGCTGTTCAGATGACTGACGATGAGTTCCTTTTCCAGCTTCAGACTGATGTTACCGGAAGATTCTATGACTATCTGAAAACCGGTACACTTACTTCCACAGAAACTACATTCCAGATGGCTCTGGCAATGGCTAAGGGTCGTGTTGAGAACAAATTCAAGCAGATGCACAGAAATGTGACTGGCGTCGCTGGATTTGTCAACATTCTGGACGTATATGAATACCTCGGAGCAGCTGAAATTACTATTCAGAACCAGTTCGGATTCCAGTACATGAAAGACTTTATGGGATTCAACACAATCTTTTTACTGTCTGACAGCGAAATCCCGAGAGGACAGGTTATTGCAACACCTGTCGAGAACATCGTTCTGTATTATGTTGACCCGAACGAATCTGACTTCGCAAGAGCAGGGCTTGTATACACCGTATCTGGCGAGACAAACCTGATCGGATTCCACACTCAGGGCAACTACCACACAGCAGTTTCCGAAGCGTTCGCAGTTATGGGACTGACTCTTTTTGCGGAGTACATTGATGCAATCGCAGTAATTACCATTGATGAGACACCAACGCTTGGCACTCTGACAGTAACATCTGCGGCAGGAACAGCAACTGGTGATACAAAAATCACTGTAAACCCGGCTAAAGAAAACGCTAACAATGTGTACAAGTACAAAGTTGGTGCATCTGAAACAGCTGTAACTTATGGCCAGAATCTCAGAAACTGGACTACATGGGACGGAAAAGCCGACATTAAGGCAGCAACCGGGCAGAAGATTACAGTGGTTGAGTGTGACGGAACATACAAGGCACTGAATGCCGGAAGTGCAAGCGTAACAGCGAAATCATAAACGTAGGGGGTGATTGGCATGGCTTATGCAGATTATAAATTCTATACAGAATCATTCGGCAATGTCGTGCCAGAAACCGACTTTCCACGACTGGCAGAAAGAGCCAGTGATTTTGTGGATACAATGACATTTGACAGGTTGGTGGACGGACTGCCAACAAACGAACGCTCACAGAAGCGTATCAAAAAGGCAGTCTGTTCATTGGCTGAATTAATGTATCAGATTGAGCTTGCCGAGAAGAATGCTACCAATGCCGCTGCGAGCGGTACATCAACTGCAATCGGGACCGGTGGTAGCACGACAGGCATTGTAACATCTGTATCATCTGGCAGCGAATCCATTTCTTACGCAACACCTCAGCAGAAAGCATCGGGCGCAAAGGAATGGAGTGCGGTGTATGCCGCCGCCGGAGATATACAGAAAACGAACGACTTACTTTACAAGACAGCTTTACCGCTTTTGATGGGGGTAAGGACGGATGATGGAATACCGATTTTAAATGCGGGGGTGTGAGTATGAAATATGTACGAATAAAACCGACTATAGTTGAAGCTATTCAATGTTTTACCACTCCTGAAGGTATAGCTCAAATTGAAAAGTTTGTTGGCAATTCGGTAAAAATCAATAACAATCTTAACTCACCGAACATTGAGATTTCTACATATCCTGCTCTATTTAGAGATGGTGAAAGAGTAGATTCGGTACTCATAGAGCCTGGAGACTACGTCTTGCGTGATGAAGAAGGATATTTTGATACAATGGTAAAGGATGAGTTTGAAGAAGAATTTAAGGAGGTATCTGAATAATGGACATTGCAACACTTGGCTCATGTATCGCAATCGTTATGATCTGCTACATTGTGGGAATGGGCTGTAAAGCATCAAAAAAAATCCCTGATGAATGGATTCCGGTAATCATGGCGGTTATTGGTGGCATTCTCGGAGCTGTCGGGATGGGAGTTATCCCGGACTTCCCGGCAACGGATTATATCACAGCGGTTGCGGTCGGTATGTTTAACGGATTATCAGCAACCGGAGTGAATCAGGTTATTAAGCAGACGGTGCAGAAGGAATAATTAAGGAGGGTATCATGTACGAAAAAACGGTGACGATTTTTGATTATTATGAATCAGCCACGACAGGAGATGCGTACTGGTATCCTCACGTGCTATCCGGCGTTGACCTGATTACGGACAAAGGAGCAATCCTTAAAAAGTACGGGCCAGACGCAACAGACAACGCACAGTTACACGTTCGATACACTGTCCAGAACGGCAATATAACCATTACCGATAAAAACGGCAAGATTCTTCCATGGATTCCACCTAAAGAGTGGAAACAGCAGATTAACAACGCTCTGGAAGACACTATCACATTCTCAGATGAGTCGTTCTTCTGGGAGGGTGAGTGGACTGGCGGAACGGTAATTGACAGTGATTATCGGAGCGGATTCTACCAGTACATGAATGAGAACAAGGATAACGTGTTTAAGATTACCAGTGTTGGCGGTCCGTACACACTGATTCCACACTTTGAGATTTTGGGTAAGTGATATGAGTAAAATTCATCATTTCAAAGGATTCTCCATAGTCGATGGAGATATGAAAATCAAACTGAATATGGACAGGTTCTCAAGGCAGTATCAAGAAGCCCAGTATCTCCTTGATGGAATGGTTATGGACAGTATGGTACCGTTTATGCCGATGATTACAGGGGACTTTATCAACCGAACAAGAGTTGAGAGTACATCCTTACAAGGAACTGGGAAAGTATGCGCGGCGGCGGCTCCTTATGGACGTTTTCTGTACGAGGGGAAAGGAATGGTTGATGAAGCAACTGGAAGTCCCTACGCAAGACGTGGAGCAAAGAAAGTTCTCGTTAGTCAGTTTTCTGGTCGGACAGCCGCAAAGGAAAATCTTGAATACACCAAACAGGCTCACCCACGGGCACAGGCAAAGTGGTTTGATGCCGCTAAACGGCAATATGGTGACACATGGGTTCGCAAAGTAAAAGCACAGGCAGGAGGTGGCAGGCATAGCAGATAAACCTATCGGAAAAGACGCAACCGGATACGAAATTCTGACAGATGCCATGAAAGCACTTCTGAACCAGTATCCGGGACTGTATGAAAATGAAACAATCAAGTTTGAAGAACTTGGCAAGGAATCAGGAATTGCGTTCTCGGCAGATAATGGAGCTTTGATTTATTCAGAAAAAGAAGATGTTTGTGGCGTAATGCACCAGGTATGCCAGTACCCATTTTACGTGGTATATCGCACAGCATCCGACAAGGAAAGGCAGAAGCTATCCGTTCAGAAGTTCCTAGATAATCTCGGTAAATGGATATGCCGAGAACCAGTTATCATAAATGGCTCTGAGACACGTTTAAATGCGTTTCCTGAGCTTTCTCAGGGGCGAGTGATAAAACGTATCACCCGTGATAATTCCTATGGTTTAGAACCACAGGAGAGTGGTGTACAGGATTGGTTATTACCATTAACGGTACGCTACGAAAATACTTATGAAGTAATATAACAAGTAACAACCAGCTATCAATCGGAGATAGTCGCTAACCTACACAGCCTTTTAAAAGTTATAGGCAGAAAGGACATTTCTATGGCAGTTACAGGCAAAATTGACCGTAAATATATGGCTCATTATATCGATGCAGGTTCTCTCTGTGGAGGACTGACACCGAAGTATGAACGTCTTGGAAAAGATCTGGAAGAGTACAATGTTGAACTCAATCCAGACACCGAAACCTCTAAAAACATTCTTGGAGAATCCACATTCAAACATAACGGCTACGAAGTTTCTTCTGACGCTGATCCATTCTATGCAGACACTACTTCTGATCTGTTTACAGCATTACAGAAGATTGTAGATGGACGTCTCAAAGACGATAACCTCAAAACAAAAGCAGTTGAGGTTCACCTTTGGACAGAAGCCACAGCAGGCAAGTATGAAGCATATCAGCAGGACTGCTACGTTGTGCCGACCTCCTACGGCGGTGATACATCTGGCTATCAGATTCCGTTTACCGTCAATTATACCGGCGAACGAGTAAAAGGAAAATTTGATATCAGTTCCGGCACATTTACAGCTGACAGCGAATAATTTTTAGGAGGATATAGAAAATGGCAAAAACAATTAATACAAACATTGATGATGGATTTCTTCTTTTCACATTCACGAACAAGCAGGGTGAAGTGTTCTCTTCATTTAAGCTGAACCCTACCGACATTAACGTTGCAGCAAGAGCGGAAGAATTGGAAACTTTCTTTGAGCAGGCTCAGGAATCTGTTAAAAATGTTTCTTCCAGCAAAGAGATGGCTGAGATTAATAAGCAGATTGAGGACAAAATCAATTATATGCTCGGATATGAAGCATCTAAGGATTTATTTAAAGAACCAATTACCGCAACAACTGTTTTTGGAAATGGTCAGGTATTCGCTTATATCGTCCTTGACAAAATCAATGAAGCACTTACTCCAGAGATTGAAAAGAGAAAGAAAAAAATGCAGGAAGTGGTCAATAAGTACACGGAGAAGTATACAAAATGACCGCCTATGAGTTGCCCACCTCACTAAATATCAGTGGGGTGGATTTTTCTATCAGAACGGATTTTCGAGTAATTATTGACATTCTGGTCGCCATGAATGACCCAGAATTGGACGAACAGGCGAAAGCTGTTGTTATGTTACAGATTTTGTTTGAGGACTGGCAAAGCATACCCCTGGAACATCTTACAGAAGCTTGTCAGAAAGCTTGCGAGTTTATTGATTGTGGTCAATTCGATGATATCCCGAACAAGCCCAAACCCCGTTTGATGGACTGGGAACAGGATGGAGATATGATCGTTCCGGCTGTGAACAAGGTTGCTGGTAAAGAAATCAGGGCCGTTCCGTATATGCACTGGTGGACGTTCTTCGGATACTTCATGGAATCTGGCGAATGTCTTTTTAATACCGTAGTTGGAATTCGTTCAAAAAAGGCAAAGGGCGAAAAGCTCGATAAATGGGAAAAGAAATTCTATCAAGAGAACAAGAACATTATTGATATAAAAACACGTCTCAGCGAAGAAGAGCAAGCTTATAAAGATAAGCTGAATGAGATGTTGAACCTCAAATAGTTAGGAGGTGGACACATGGCTGCTGACGGTTCGATCATTATTGATACCCATCTTGATACAAGTGGTATATCATCAAGCATAAATGAGATACAAGCAGCGTTCAAAGACTTGGCTGAATCTGTAAAAGGAATTAGTCAAAAAATAGATTCTGTACTCAACGAAGGAATTGAGCAGTTAAATGATTCTTTTTCCTCTTTGCAACAGCGGACCAGAGAAGTGGAAGATTCTTTAAATGGTTTGGAGTCTTCAGCAGATAATGTCGGTTCAAGTTTATCCAGAGGGTTCAATGAAGCAAATGCTACGATACCAAGGACTGGCAGAAATGTAAATCTTCTTGGACGACAATTTGAGGGCCTTGGTACAATAGTAAAAAGAATCGGTATCCTTATCGGCAGTGCATTTGCGGTTGGAAAACTGATTCAGTTTGGCAAAGAATGCCTGGAACTCGGCTCTGATCTCACAGAAGTGCAGAACGTGGTTGATGTTACATTTACAACCATGTCTGATAAGGTTAATGAGTTTGCAAAGAACGCTATGACCTCAGCCGGGCTGTCAGAAACGATGGCAAAACAATATGTCGGTACATTCGGAGCAATGTCTAAGTCATTCGGATTCTCGGAACAGCAGGCTTATGACATGTCAACAGCTCTGACGCAGCTAACCGGTGATGTAGCATCATTTTACAACATCAGTCAGGACGAGGCGTATGTGAAACTAAAGTCTGTATTTACGGGCGAGACGGAAACACTCAAAGATTTAGGCGTCGTTCTTACGCAAAATGCACTTGACCAGTATGCGCTTGCAAATGGCTATGGCAAAACCACATCTGAAATGACAGAACAGGAGAAAGTGGCTCTTCGTTTGGCTTTTGTACAGAAACAGTTGTCTGCCGCATCTGGAGACTTCATCAGAACATCTGACAGCTGGGCGAATCAGGTGAGAGTGATGCAGTTGCAGCTGCAATCTCTCAAGGCAACAGTCGGACAGGGATTAATCAACCTCTTTACTCCTGTTCTGAAAGTTATCAATATCTTACTCGGTAAGTTAGCAACTCTGGCAAATGCCTTCAAGTCATTTACGGAGTTAATCACCGGAAAGAAATCATCTGGCCAAACAGGTGCGAGTGGTGCAGGTCTTGCCGGGACAGATGCAATAGCCGACACAGCCGTTCAATACGGAAATGCTGCCGACAATGCTGAAAAGCTGGCAGATGCTACAAATGATACAGCGGACGCAACCAAGAAAGCTACTAAAGCGGCAAAAGGATACCTTAGTCCTCTTGACGAAATAAATAATTACTCAACGGATAAAAGTACGGATTCATCGTCAAAAACGCCGAGTGCGACTGGTGGACTTGTAGATCAGATGAAAGATGCTGTACAAAATGTTGATTATGGAAAGGTTGCAGAAGGCGAGACAGTTCTTGATAAAATTAGTGATTCGGCAAAGAAACTTGCAAATTTGTTCAAAAAACTTTGGAAGCCTTTTCAGGACGCATGGAAAAAAGAGGGCAAGAACACCATTGACGCAGCAAACATTGCTTTGTCGGGAATTGCGAAGCTTGCCAAGAGTGTAGGCAGGAGTCTCATGGAAGTCTGGACAAACGGTACAGGTACGACAATGCTTACAACCATGCTAAGGATTGCTCAGAACGTGCTTAAAACTATTGGGAATATTGCATCTGGTTTTGCCGATGCGTGGAATAAGAACAATGTCGGAACGCAGATTATACAGAACATCGCAGATGCTCTTGTGGTGGTTATGCAGTTCATTGAGAGAATTGCCGCAGATACGGCAACGTGGGCGGCAAACTTAGATTTCTATCCGCTGTTAGAATCTATCAGTAATCTGACAAGTGCATTTGCACCAATTCTGGAATCCATTGGAAATGTTCTTGAATGGATTTACAATAACATCGTTCTTCCGATGTTGAAATGGGTTATTGAGGTAGGACTTCCGACAGTGATTAATTTAGTCGCAAAAGTAGCAACTTTTCTTGCTGATCATCAGTCGATTGTTGAAGCGTTCGGCGCAGCCCTAATCGGAGCGTTCGCGGCAGCAAAGATTGCAGAATTAGCATCGGGAGTTATTAAAAGTGCATCTGGAATAGCTACAGCTGTAAAAGGACTTATCGCGTTAATGACTGGCACTGGCGGGATCATGGGTGGAATCAAGGCCATTGCGACAGCAATCGGTACTGGCGGGATTTTCGCGATCGCAGTCGGTGCTGCTATAGCAATCGGAGTTTTGCTGTACAAAAACTGGGATGAAATATGCGCGGCAGCAACAAAATTAAAAGACTGGGTTGTTGAAAGGACTCGTGAATTGTCAGAATCAGCAACACGTACATTAAGCAATTTGAAAGAAAAGATAGCTAATGTTTGGAATATTATTAAAACATCAACATCTACTACTTGGAACGCAATCAAAAAGACACTTTCTGGCCTTTGGAACTCTCTTAAATCTACAGCCAGCACAGTATTTAATGCGATTAAAACCAAAGTTACTGGCGTTTGGGATAAAATAAAAGACAAGACATCTCGAACATGGGAAAGTGTTACTACTTTTATATCTACTAAGGTCGAAGCGATAAAAAATGCTATCACTAATAAGTTTAATGCCGCCAGAGATGCAGTCAGATCTGCATTTGAAGGCATTGTGAATTTTATTAAAGCTCCGATTAATCAGGCAATCAGCATTGTTAATAATGCGGTTGGGATGATTAATAATGCAATTGGCGGAATTGAATCTGCTTTCTCTTTCGGGCCTTGGACTGTTCCAACACCGTTTGGTTCAAAGACTATCGGATTTCATGCAACATTTCCACGTATCGGAACTATCCCATATCTGGCCAGTGGTGCAGTTATTCCACCAAGGTCAGAATTCCTCGCAGTACTAGGTGATCAGAAAAAAGGCAATAACCTGGAAGCGCCGGAGAGCCTGTTGCGCCAGATCGTCCGGGAAGAATCAGGAAAAAGGCAGGGAGACGGAAATACTTACAATGTTACAGTTAATGCATCTGGTAGAAAACTGTTAGATATTATTATTAGTGAAGCCGAAATGAGAAGAAACCGGAACGGGAAGAACCCGTTTGAGTTAGCATAAGGAGAAGAATATGGCACAGGAACAATTCAAAATAGACAATGTTGTTATAAGAGCACCGGATAGTTACAAACCGGTGTTCGCAACCACATCTACGGAAGATTCTAAGAGAAGTCAGGATTTAGTTATGCATAATTCTCCAATGGGAACCATAGGTGGGTATGACATGCAATGGGGCGAGCTTACGTGGGATGAAATAGCAACCATACTAAATACTGTGCTTAACAAAAGCCAATTCACATTCCATCATAAAGACCCTACTGTTCCGGGAAGCTGGATAGACAGAACATTCTACGCATCAAATTTTAACATGGCTGCGCAAACCCTGAAAGATGGGGAAGAAAAGTGGACAGATTTGTCTATTAATGTAAGGAGGATTGAGCCGATTTGATAAATGTATCTACTCAGTTGAAGAAAGAATCTCTTACAAACAGAAATTATTACGTGACAGCAAATGTTACATTGTCAAATGGCACAACTCTTAAATTAGGCAAAAAAGACTTTTACTTGTCTGGAAATAGCCTTGTAGATTCAGCAGACTCTGGGGACTTCCCGGTGGGTGTAGCAATCGAAAAAACAGCAAGTTTATCATTAGTAAACGATGATGGCCGCTTTGACGGATATAATTTTAATGCTGCAAGGTTTGTTATCTTTCTCAATGTGCAGTTATCCGACAGGATTGAAACTATAAAAAGAGGTACTTACATTGTATCGAAAAAACCTGCGACAGCGAGCGAAATAAGTCTTTCTCTCTTAGATAAAATGCACAACGCTGATAAGACATATGATTCTAATCTGTCTTTTCCCTGTACAGCCAAGGAACTGCTCTCAGAATGCTGTCAGCAATGCGGAATCACTCTTGGAGATGCAATGTTTCCAAATGCGGACTTTCAGATTCAGAAAGCGCCATCTAATGCGACATACCGTACAGTAATCGGAATGTGTGCTGGGATAGCCGGTGGAAATGCAAGAATCGACGAAAATGACTTACTCAGGATTATTACGTTTGATAAGACATTTACCAATACGGCTATTTACGATGGTGGAGCAGTAAAAAATTGGACAAATGGTGATGATCTGGATGGCGGTACGCTTAATCCGTGGACAACAGGGACTGTGATTGATGGTGGTACGTTAAATAATAACGATTATCACGCGTTATTTTCGATTCAGAATCTACAATATGACGTAGACGATGTTGTTGTAACAGGCGCCAAATACGTAGAAGATGAGACCGAATATATGTCGGGTCAGGACGGCTATGTAATTACTATTGATAATCAGCTATTGTCAGGAAATGCACAGGCAGGAGTCGAAGCTATTGGAAATCAATTAATCGGTTTGCGAATGCGTCCTTTTTCATGTGACGGAATCGCCAACGGATACGCCGCTTTCGGCGATCCAGTCGAATTTATCGACACTAAAAATCGTGTTTTTAGATCATTCGCAACTAATGTAGAATTTGTGTTTGGTGGTTCAACATCATGGAGCTGTAGTGCAAAGAGTGCTGAAGAAGATGCAAGCGAGTTTATTGGTGAACAGCAGGCAGTGGTAGAACAAGCAAAAAAAGACACAGAGAAAAAGCTATCTGCATATGACGTAAAGCTCAAGCAAATGAATGAGCTTGCAGCGAACACCCTTGGATTCTACTATACAGAAGAAGTTCAGGCAGACGGCTCGACGGTATCATATCGTCACGACAAGCCTACACTTGCTGATTCTAAAGTAATTTATAAGACAGGTGTCGATGGATTCTTTTTGTCAGTAGATGGAGGTCAGACTTGGAAAGCAGGCTTTGACAGTAATGGGGATGCTGTTCTGAACATCCTGTATGCTATTGGAATCCAATCAGAATGGATTAACACGAGAGGATTTACAGCGAAAGACAATAACGGGAATACGACATTAAGAGTAGATGCCGACACAGGTGCTGTTACATTAGAAGTCGAAAACTTTACGTTAAAAAGTAGAACTATTGAACAAATCGCCAAGGACGTTGTGGATGGGGCAGTTCGTAATGTGACTATCCCAAACTATTATGGCACGTATGTGCCAACATTGCAGAACTATCCGGCATCTGAGTGGAAAAGGGAAGAATATGAAAAGCATGACGGCTCGATTTTCATGAACTTCTCTACAAGCCAAGTATATATGTTTTCTGGGGCTGATGGCGCTTGGCAGGAACTGGATGCTAAAAAAATTGTCAACTTTGAAAGAGTTTTTAACGCTTTAACGGATAACGGTAAGCAAGAGGGAATTTATATGCAGAACGGGCATCTGTACATAAATGCTTCCTATATTAAGTCTGGCCAGATTTCAGCCGATTTGATTAGCTTGAAAAACATCAACGTTACAAACAGTTCTGGGGTATCAACATTTGCGATTGATAACTACGGAAATGTTACGCTCAGGCCTAATACATTTGCGTTAACAAACGGCGATACAATATACAGCGTTGCGGAAGATAAAGCTTCGACAGCGTTATCAAACGCGAACCGCTATACAGACAATGCACTTAGTGATCTCGACATAGGGAAAATGTCTAAACAAGAGATTATTGATGTGCTAAGCGATAACAGTAATAATAAAGGTTTGTATCTATCAAATGGCAATGTGTACATGAATGCCGATTATATTAACACGGGCGAATTAGCAGGATGGAAAGTTGGACTTAAAAAGCTTTCAGCAAGTGGCACGTATGGAGAAGTAACGCTAGATGCTTCAGCTGGAGAGATCTATTCAGAGACGAATACAGGAGTATATGTACCGGGGTACGGCACGTTGTATGGAACACGAATTAGAGGAATCAATCTTTATACAGGAACCGTACACGCAAGCTCAGCCTCGATTGATACTAGTGTTTCGGCGGGCAGCGTTTCGACATCAAAAAAAGTTGAAGCAGGTACACATGTAGAAGCCAGTGGACATTTCTACAGTGCAAGCACGGGGACAGACCTTGCAGATGCTTCTATCAGAGGGAAGTTGAAAGTAAGCGGGACAAAATCAAGATCAGTTTCGACGGTAGACTATGATGAACAGCTCTTTTACTGCTATGAAATGCCAACCCCATTCTTTGGAGATATCGGCGAATCTGTAATATCGGATGACGGGACTTGTATGATTGACATAGATGATATCTTTCAGGAATCTGCAAATGTCGGCATTAAATATTATGTGTTCTTGCAAAGAGAAGGAGAGGGCGACTGCTGGATAGCTGAGAAAGAGCAGAATTATTTTGTTGTAAAAGGAACTCCGGGACTTAAATTTTCGTTCGAAATCAAAGCAAGACAAATTGAATATGAACATATGCGATTTACTGACCGGGGAGATACAGCTTATACAGACGCAAGAGATATAGAAATCCCGGAACCAAATTATGAGTCAGAAGAAACAGAGGTCTCGGAACCGGATTATGAATCAGAACTTACTAACGACAGATTAAGCATTATCAATCAGATGGAGGTAATATTATGAAGAAGATTTTAACAAGTTTTATGAATCTTAGTACTGGAGAGGGAAGCCGCATCGCTTACACCTATTCAGAAGTAGACGAAAACACGGGAAGTATCATCAGTCAGAATAATAAAGGTAATTTCCTTGTGATGAATGACGATGTGCAGAAAAATCTTGATTCCGTAAAGGATTACATAAAAAATAATTTCCTTTCATAAGGAGGTAAGTCTAATATGGCCAATACATACACAATACAATTCCGGCGCGGTATGTACGCCGATTTTGATACGTCGAAAATTCGTCCCGGAGAGCCCGTTGCGATTCTTGGCAATGACCCGTCCGTTCCATCTGGTAAAGCCTTATACATTGCATTTGCGGCTAATGATGTAAGGCGGTTGTGTTCCATTGAGGACATTTCAGAGATGGTTAACGCCGGAGAATTTGTTGGCCCGCAAGGTCCAAAAGGTGAAAAAGGAGATAAAGGTGATCCGGGAGAAAAGGGCGTGGATGGCACCGTGACATTTGAATCGCTGACACCTGAGCAGAAAGAATCACTGAGGGGCGTCTCTGTCACAGCGGTCAGTATCGACGTAGATGGAAATTTGACAATAACATTTTCAGATGGTGATAGTAAAAATGTTGGGAATATTATGGGACCTCAAGGAGTGCAAGGCCCAAAAGGTGAAAAAGGAGACGTTGGTCCGCAGGGGCCAGTTGGTCCGCAAGGCCCGCGAGGAGAAAAGGGTGAACAAGGAAATGACGGAACATCTCTTAATGTCCTTGGCACAAAAGAATCTGAGGCAGACCTCCCCCTGAGTGCAGAGAAGAACGATGCATATTTAATAGACGGAGAAATGTGGGTTTTCGACGGCACGAATTGGAACAATGCTGGTAAGATTCAAGGACCGCAGGGACCGACTGGTCCGCAAGGCCCAAAGGGCGACCCAGGACCGCAGGGTGTAAGAGGAGACCCCGGAGAAAAAGGAGAACAGGGAGTACAGGGTCTAAAAGGCGATACTGGGCCGCAAGGCGAGCAAGGCTCGGTTGGTCCAAAAGGTGAGCAAGGAGATACTGGTGCGCGAGGAACCACATTCACTCCTGTTGTAGACAGCGAAGGAAACATAAGTTGGAGTAATGACGGAGGACTTGAAAACCCACAGACAGTAAATATTACCGGGCCGCAAGGCGATACGGGTGCAAAAGGAGATACTGGACCGCAAGGAGAAAAGGGCACTACATTCGTTCCAAGTGTAGACACTGATGGAAACATAAGCTGGAGCAACACAGATGGAATTGCCAATCCCGAAACAGTAAATATCAAAGGACCAAAAGGAGACAAGGGAAGTGACGCAACTGTTCCGATTGCTACAATCGAAACTCTTGGTAAGGTTAAACCTGACGGCAAGACAACATTCATAGATGAAGACGGAACACTCCACGCAAAAGGTGGTGGCACAACCGTTACTCCCAAGCCCGTAAACAACCCAACGATCGAGAACTTAAACGCATCTGTCACGATTAAATGGCAAGACCCTGAAAACACGGTAATCAGTGGTTCAACATTCTCTACATGGGCTGGTACAAAACTTGTAATGAAAGAAACAGGCTATCCCGCAAATCCAGATGACGGAACACTTGTGGTTGATAATACAACGAGAGATAAATACAAAACAACAGGATATACCGTTACAGGGCTGACAAACGGCAAGCAATATTACTTTGCACTGTTTCCATATTCTACCGATGGCGTATATAACTACGATGCGGGTAACAGACTTCTCGGCGAACCAGAAGAGGATTTGAAGATTGTCACATTTGCCGACGGAACGGATGCTGAAATTGCAAAGATGATTGAAGCGCACTACGCAGGTAAAATCAACATTGGAGATTATTGGGCGGTTGGCGACAAGAGGACAATTCATCATAACGCCATGCCTGCAACTGGCGTAAGTGAGTCACACAAGGCAAATGATTACGCTTATGTGATTATCGGAATTGAACATGATGATTTAGTGACTGCTATCAATGGCAAGACCAAAGCTGCGATTACAATTCAGACAGAACGTATGTTGTATTTAGACACTACGACAGAATATAATAACTCCTATGATGCATCACATGAATGTGGTTATATAAACAGTTTAAGCACAAACAGTGATGGTTGGGAAGGCTGCGCAAGACGTACATGGTGTAATAATGTGTACAAGAAATGCTTGCCTACTTATATTCAGAACATGATGAAGCAGGTCAAGAAGTTGACATCTGTGGGAAGTAAAAGTAGTACGATTAAAGTCTCAAATGACTATGCGTTTTTACTGTCTGAAATTGAGATTTTTGGTAGCACAACGTATTCTTACACAGGTGAAGGAAAGCAGTATCAGTATTTTAAGAATGCGACTGCTAATAGATATAAGAAACCGTACTTTAACAGTAATTTCGTGTCTGGCCGCTATTGGGAACGTTCGCCTTACTCCAGCAGCACAAGCAAATTCTGTCATGTGGACTTAGGCGGAGAATCGTACTACAACGGCGTCAGCTACACTCTTGGCGTTGCTCCCTGCTTATGTTTCTAAAATCCTAGTAAATCCCATCTACCGCCGTAAGGCGGTTAAAAGGATTTGCGACAAACACAATTTTCCCGTCAAGTCAAGAGAAACTGAATATTCGTGAACAGTATCAGACAATCAGGAAAGTAAATTAATGAATTATTTATAGCTGAATGGCTAAGAACAGGAGGCGCATATGGATAAAAAGGAAATTACAAATATCTACAAAGCCATTAATCGAGTTTCAAACAGGCTGAATGAGATGTCTGAGAAGTTAGATGTTGTGATGCAAATGCTTAATGCGGAATCTAATCGTAAAATTCTGATTAATGGTGATGGTATTGACGGTCTGGCCGAACTTGTATCAACGCATGATTCAGCCTTGGACGAACTGGCTACATTAGTTTCGACAATCGGAGGTGAAAATAATGGTTAAATTTTACAAAGAAAGAGTTATTAATGGATTAAAAAAATGGACAGATGTTCCTGAGTTGTGGAATAAGAAGGTAATTGAAAGACTTCAAAAGGATGGCTATGTACTGAATGAGGATGGGACGGTAGAAAGAGCAAGCTTACTACAGTAAACGTAATATATGTGAAAGAAAAATTTGAGAGGATTTTCGCATGACAAATAATCAAAAAGCAGTTCTCAGAAAGATTATTTACGCAGTCGAAACCGGCGGACAGGTTTATGGACAGCAGGATTATTCGGACTTCACAGAAGCCTACACCAATTCTTCTGAAGAACACGCAATCACGATCGGGGCAGGAGCATGGTATGCAACCGAAGCCAAAACGCTTCTGGAACGAATTTACAATGCCGACCCGGAACAGTGGGAGAAAATAGACAAGGTCAGACTTTTAGAACAAGTTCAGACCGCAAATTGGGAATGCTTTAATATTTCAAGAGTGTCACAGCTTGCCGACACCATAGTCACCCTTATTTCGTCCGATTTGGGTATCAAATGCCAAGATAGCCTTATGGATGAACAATTAACCACCTATGCAGAAGAAGCCTTTAAACAGGGCGTTACGGACGCTAGAGCGCAAGCCATGTGCGTGAACTTTAGACACCAAGGTGGACTAGGGACAGTAACGAGGATTCTGGCAAAGACTCAGAAACCATATGCACTCGACAATCTCTATGCAGCCTGCCAGACCGATACAGGAAACCAAGTCGGGGCATATAAGAGCAGACAGAAGTTTGTTTACGATGCATTAAAGACATATTTTCCAGAAAGTGAGGAAACAGGTATGAACGCAATTGACAAATTAATCCAGATCGCAAAGAATGAAGTTGGATATCTTGAAAAAGCAAGCAATAGCCAGCTTGACAGCAAGACGGCAAATGCAGGTTCCAATAACTATACAAAATATTGGAGAGATGTAAAACCTTCTTATCAAGGACAGCCATGGTGTGCCGGCTTTGTGAGTTGGTGCTTCATGAAAGCTTTTGGACAGGAGAAAGCAAAGGAACTCTTAAAACACTGGCCTTATGTATACTGCCCGACACTTGGCGATCTGTTTACAAAGAATGCTAATCCAAAGATTGGTGATATCGTAATCTTTTACCGTAACGGAACATTTACTCATACCGGTATAGTAACAGCCGTGATTGGAGACATGTTCTATACCATTGAAGGAAACACTTCCGGTGCATCCGGTATAATCGCAAATGGCGGCGGTGTCTGTGCAAAGAGCTATCTTAACAGCCAGATGCCTGGAACAAAATTCTGCACTCCAAACTACAGTTTAGTTAAAAATACAGCATCAACTTCGGACTCTGATGTAGTCAAAAAGCAGAACACAAGAGCCTACATTGCGCAGATTAAAAAAGACACAAAATGTTATACAAAATCAAACAAAAATAACCCATCTAAACTGTTTCCGAAGCTGAAAAAAGGTGCAGTTGTAGAGGTTATGAAGTACACAGAAACAGACAGCGCCGGGCTAAAATGGTACTTTGTCAGAATCCCGTACCCGAATGATGATGGGTTCGTATTTGAGTTTGTCCCGAAGGGCGTATTTGCCAGAATTTCAGAAATTCATAAATAAAAACTCCCGGGGATAGTACCCCGGGAATCATGCTTCTTATAACATATTGTATCATTTCGTTTTGTAAATCCTATTAGTTCGTTGGACACACGTTAGTCACAAACAAAAAAAATCATTTCCTAATTAAATATCCTCTAAAGTACTGTATTTAAAGGACTTTCTGATATTTGCATAGTTCTAATTAATATCCTGATTGAATACAATTAGAATAATGAAAATGAAATGAGTGAATTCCTTGTAAAATCGCTGAGAATGTTGATTTTACAAGGGTTTCACGCGTTTTTATGTTCTGAATTGCGATAAATAAAATTGATAAAATAAGATTCCGTTAGTCACAGTTAGTCACAAATGGGACTTTTATCTTTTCAATCTCTGTTCGAAGTTCTTCTAGTGTCCTGTGTCCATATACCGCGTTTGTAACATCACCGCCGAATGAATGACCGAGCATTCTCTTACGATCATTCTCCCTGACTCCGTATTTTTCGCACAAAGCAGAAAAAGTATGCCGGCAATCGTGCGGCGTGTGCTTCGGATCACCGACTATTCCTAAACGTTCCAGTGTAGGATAGAACAACGCTTTTCTGTGATGCTGCTGAGTATATACGCATAATTTTCCATCTTGTGTCAGCACTTTCTGTTCGACAAAATGGTATATAGCGGGATGTATCGGGACAATTCTGTTTTTACCGGCTTTTGTTTTGATGCCGCCTTGAAAGTATCCTTCTTCTAAGTTGGTTGTAAGTTTTAACACTTCACCGATTCTCCAGCCGGAGTAACACATAATAAGAATGAGCTGCACTTCTGGATCGTCGGTATTATTCCACAGCACTTGCATTTCCTGATCAGAAAATGGCGTTCCATGCTCGGTATCATTATCAGCATTGACATGGACATATAACGCCTTGTTTTCCGTTACAATTTCTGAGTAAACAGCATATTTATACATCTGCTTGAACAGTGTAAGAATTGCCATGAGACTTTGACGCTTTAACGGGCAGTCATCAATTACCTTTTGCAAATCAGGCGCTTTTAAATCCTCAAATATACGGTTATACAAAGCCGTGCAGTTTGAGTAAGCGGTCTGGTAAGCTATCTTTGAGCTATAAGAAAGTTTTGAACCCTCTGGAAACTTCCATGCGTAAAACTTATCATATACCTCTGAGAACGTCAATTTCTTGATTTCCGGGTGTTTATCCTCGACACCCTTGATTGTATTGTAGTCAGCAATCAAACGAGTAATTAGGGTATCTACGTCCGTTGTAGGTGATATCTCAAGATCCCGTTCCATCCCGGGTTGATACGTGCCGGCTTTGTAAGCTGTCAGAATAGAGAATCCTTTCAGCCAGTTATCAACGTAGCAGATCGCCGGTGGACGGACCACCTTTCCGGTTGCATCCAGTGTAGCCGGTGGGTGCACTGCATAGCAGTTTCTTCGATTCTTGCCAAGATACCGAATAGAGCCGAAGTTATTCGGCAATTTTGGATATTTCTTTCTTTTCTTCGCCATTTTTATTCCTCTTTTCTTTATAGCTGTTTTTAGGTATAAAAATAACAGCCGAACAAATTTTCTGTCTTGTTCGACTGCTCCGAAGATGATACAATATGTTTTGCCAGAATATTACATTTCTTCGGAGATGTACAAACGCCACCTCGGCACGCCAATGCCGGGGTGGTTTTATTTATTCTATTTCTTCAATGTCAAATGAATATCCAAGAACTTCACCTACGTCTGTACATTTTCCTTTCAAAGTCACCATGTCACCCATTTTCATAGATGTAACTTTTGACTCCTGCTCATCATTTTTAATGTAGCATTGTACGCCAATGATTTCAAAATCACCATCTGCCATGAGGTCAATGTAGTCTCCAGAAGCGTCAATATTTCCAAGTTTTCCAGTGATTTCTAAATACTGGTCTTTGTATTGCTTTGATGCTCCAAGCGGGTTATCGTTCAAAGCAGACATCATATCGTTTACAGATACAGAGGTATAGCTTACTGGTGTAGGTGTTGCTACTTCTTTGGATTCTGTTTTTGCAGTAGAAGTGGTTGTAGTTTTTGTGTCAGAACTTCCGCCAGAAGCCGCACCCACAGCTCCGATAACAACGACTGCCAGAACTACCCATTTCAGCTTGCCACCCTGTTTCTTTCTGCAATGAGGACATATCTTTGCTCCTGCCGGGATCTCCATTTTGCAGTGCTTGCAGATTTTTGTTTTTTCATTACTCATACATTTTTTCCTCCTGTTACGCTTTGCACATGCTCTTTAAATCATGCCATTTTTGATGATTTTTACATTTTTCTTGCTGATTTTGAAGTGTCATGCAAAAGTACGCTTTTATGTGGTATTATTATTTTATCGCAGATAACATAATTTGTAAAGAATAAGAGTGATTTGTTATGAAAAATAATTGTTTTAAGGTTTTTGCGTTCTTTCTAATTATATTTAAGATATTTTGCACGATACATATTCCGCTAAAGATTGTCCCGAACAATCACAATGATGTGCAGATCACCAGTGCCGCATATCAGGAGAAGTCTGCGCCGAACCATAATCTGAGGGAAGTCCACAGAAAAGTTTGTGATCTCGCATTTTTCTTCCGTGAAAGCATAATTTTCTTTGAGATTGCAAAGTTTATGCATGAAATAGCGAAAATCCATGTATATCATTGGCAGTTGCCAAGAGTCGGAATAGGTGGTATAATAGCATAAAACGAACGAATGTTCGGTTCTATTTCCCACAGCCGAACATATACTGTAATGTAGGCGGTAGTTGTGACAGGGAGGGTTATTTATGGATTATAAGAAAGAGATTATTGAAATGATAGAAAAATGTGATAATGAGGGCAAGTTAAAATTTGTCTATACGATTCTTATCAAATATCTAAAATCAAAGAAGCAAGGGGATTAACCCTTGCTCTTTTTGTTTAACGATGAAACTATTTGTTTTATTGCTTTCTTATCTTCTTTATCGAGTGCTTTATATTCCTCGATAAAGTCTAAGATGTCAGGTTCTGACATAAGATTTCCAATTATGGTTGCATAATCGTCATCGCTTTTAGAACCCATGAGGTATGTCGGTGTTACTTCCAGAGCGCCGCATAGAAGTTCGATAGTGTCCATATCTGGCTTGCACTTATCTTTTTCCCAGTCACTAATTGAATTGTGTTTTGCGTTGATTTTTTCTGCGAGTTGTTTCTGAGTTAATTTCTTTGCTGTTCTGGCTTGCTTGATTTTCTCGCCAAATGTCATTATCGGTTTCCTCCTTTCATGATTAATAATAATATAGAAATTTCGAACTGTCAATAAAATAATTTCGATTTTCTCGAAATTTATTCTTGACATTCGAACATTTCGAAGTTATACTGTAATTGTTCGATAGGAACGAAACTTAAACGGAAAGGAGAATTGAAAATGTGTGTTGGTAAGAAAATTAAGTCATACCTTGAAAACAACGGCATAACGCAGACATTCGTCGCCAACAAAACTGGCATTCCTGTTCAGAAACTTAATCTTTCTCTTAACGGAAATCGCAGATTAGATTTCGATGAATACGAATTAATCTGTGGGGCATTATCTGTTGGGACTGACAAGTTTCTTGAACCGAAGATTCCAGAACGAAAGGAGTAAAAACATGAAACGCCATCCGATTATGGAATATGTGATTCCAGCAATTGTAGCAAGTGTGGCAACAGTTTTAATCCGTTTAGTGTTAGGGTGGTAAGAATCGAAACAATAATCGGAATAGCCACATCTTTCAATAACAACTTTTTAAATTCATGTTTTCTTTCAGCAATATAAGATTTTCCCTGTTCGGAAATCGTAATGGAGAGAGTTTTTCCTTTTACATATCTGGCCTGACCGTCTTGATTGATTCTAGGAAAAGATTCTCTATTAACAGAAATCAATTTTTCTTCTTCAAGAAAACTGGAAATTTTGATTTCATTTTCCGAAAGAGAAGAATATTCAATTTTTTCTTTGCTTGAAAGATATTTCAAGAAATTAAATTGTTCTTTATTGAGATACACAATATCACCTCCCGTCCACTGGGAGTATATCACAAGAAAGGAGACTTATGAACGAATTACAGATTTTTAATTCAGGGGAGTTCGGAGAAATTCGAACAATAGAAATTGACGGGAAACCGTATTTTGTTGGAGCTGACGTTGCGAAAGCTCTTGGCTACAAGGACACGGTTAATGCACTTAAACAGCATTGCCGTGGGGTGGTAAAACACCACCTCACAGATTCTCTCGGCAGGAATCAGGAAGCGAGTTTCATAACAGAGGGAGATTTGTACCGATTGATTATGAAATCGAAACTTCCATCGGCAGAGAAATTCGAATCATGGGTTATGGATGAAGTTCTTCCGACGATCAGAAAGACAGGCTCATACCAGAAGCCACTGACGACAGTTGAACAGATACAGGTTATTGCGACAGGATTCTTAGACCACGAAGAGCGGCTTAACAGACTTGAAAATACCATGACTATTGACTACGCACAGCAGGAATCTATTAGAGACTTAGTGTCAAGTGTCGTAATTGCTCACCTTGGTGGGAAAGAGTCAAATGCTTACAAGGAAATTGGCAAGAAAGTATTTGCTGAATGCAACAGGGATATAAAGACTTACTTCGCAGTAAATGCCCGTAATAACATCCCTAAGCTGAGATTTGAAGAATCTATGGAATATGTCAGAAATTGGCATCCATGCACCAATACAGTAATGATGATACGTGACTGTAACGCTCAAATGAGTATCAGTTAGAAAAGAGGTTTATATGAGTGCAGTTGATAATTACGTAGAGCAGAATGCACAGGTTCATCAGTTTGCCGCAGAAGTGGCAAGAATCATATCAGGCATTCCACAGATGCCAGAGTTCTCAAACGAGCGCCTGACAGTATCAGACGTGAGCAAAATGACAGGCATTCCTACGCCATCTGTCAGAGCAGGAATTATATACGGATGGTTGCCTATCGGTACGGCGTATCGTGGGAATAAAGTGATTCACGACAGGAAAGGATCTGGCAGAATAGAATTTGTTATCTCTCCAAGAAAACTCTGGGAAGAAACAGGATATATCTGGAGAGGGAAAGAAGCATTAAAGTGATAGCGCCCCGGCGGTGAAGCACCACCAACCGGAGCGTTGCACCCACTAAAATCGCACTTTAGTAGGTACAGGTTAATTATAACTTCGTATCTGCTAATTGTAAATACCAAAAAAGGAGAAATTAGCACGATATGAGCAGAAATAGCACAAATAAATGTGAAAATGTTCCGACATGGGACGAACTTGAGTTCATTCTTGCGACAGAAATTGTCGAGGAAAGTAGAAAAAAAGCAAGAAAATGGTTCACGGCATGGATTGTGACCGCAGCCGCACTGGTGGCAAGCAACCTTGCGTGGATTGCAGGAGAAATAAAATAAAATGAAAGAGTATATGCTAATTGCTGTTTGTATGCTTGCCGGGAAATATGTGGACATACCTATTTGGCTGAACATCTTTTTTGGCATCTCGGCAGCATGGGCGGTGCGCCAGATGAAAGTAGACTGGCAATAGGAAATAAGGAGGATAAGAAGATGTTCGAGAAAGAGATTGATGAAATTTACGAACTCTGTAAAAGAGTTGTGAACGAAGTTCCGACAGCAAATATCACCTTTGATTTTTCAGGCTACGGTTTGGGAGTAAGAGGGGTTAAAAGGGAAGAAGATGTTCTCCTTCTCAAAGACAAATTTGAATGGGATTTGTACCAAAACGTATCTTTTAACCCATTTTATGAGAAGGAAAGTCGTGAAAGCCTCAGAATAATCAAAGCTTTCTTGTTAGAACTTCTGATAGATGGGAAGTGTCCAAATGAGTAAACAGATAGCAATTATGAAACTTCTTCCCAGTCTGGAGATAGCAGGATGTATTAATGAACTGCTCAGAGAGCTTCAATCCAGAGGTGATTACATTCTGGATTATGAAAACTGTGACATGTCTCTTGACCATGTGGAATACCACAAAGCCGAAGATATCGACGGAGAGAAGTTCGGGGATGCATCAGATAACCTTTATTGTTTCTTTAAGGCGGTGTAAGTATGGACGAACGCATTCAAGAAGTATTGAGATTAATCGACATACAGCTTGCTACAGTCCCGGACAATCCCATTGAAGAATCATATAAAGCAAGAACATTGGCAAGCTATGTACAGGCTCTAAATGGGCTTTTAGCGGCTCAGAAAACATATAAGGAGGAAAATATCGGTGAGGAAGACAAGTGAAAGCGGTAATATATCAATCCATGATTTGACAGTGGATACAGCAGGGCTTATGCAATTAATGCACGTAGGCAGACAAACTGCTACGGAAGTAGGAATAGCGGCGAAAGCTAAAATTCGTATTGGAAACCGTGTTTTATGGAATGTATCCAAAATTAAAAAATATTTGGATGACATAAGTGAGGGGGAAGATAACGAATGAGTGAATTTGAAATCCGTATTCCGGCTAAAAAGAAGAAAACAATCAGTGAAAAGGAGAATCCGGTTGTGAAGATTACTGCGGAAGCATACAACACACTGGTTGAAATCTATAACGAATCAACTATATCTATGAAAGACATTGCAAGTTTGTTGATTGTAGAAGCCAGTAAGTGCGTGGTCTATGACAAGGGGGATTGAAATTGAATATCTATGAAAAATTAGGAGTTATCCAGTCAAAGCTGAAAGCCCCAAAAGGGCAGTATAACTCATTTGGAAAATATAAATACAGAAGTTGTGAGGACATTCTTGAAGCAGTAAAGCCGCTTCTGGCAGAAACAAAGACAGTATTATGTATCACTGATCAAATGGAGGTGGTCGGAGACAGAGTCTATGTAAGAGCAGAAACACATTTAAAAGATGCAGAGGATTCTTCTTCTGAAATCGTAACAGTTGCTTATGCAAGGGAAGAAGAGTCAAAAAAAGGCATGGATTCTTCCCAGGTTACAGGCGCAGCGTCATCTTATGCAAGAAAGTATGCACTGAATGGTTTGTTCTGCATTGATGACAACAAAGACAGTGATTCTACTAATACAGGTAGCGGCGGGAAAACAGCAGCTAAAAAGCCAGAATCAAAAGAACCCGTTGAGATGATTACTTCAGAAAATGTAATGAGCATCCAGAACATCATTGACAAATATCCGAATTCTAACTTGTTTGAGCAGATTAAAACTCGTTTCAAGGTAGACGATGTGAAAGGACTCACAAAAGAGAAAGGGCAAAAATGTCTCAAAATGTTGATTGAGTACGATAAGCAGCATAGTGGAAAGGAATAAAAAATGAACAAAGTTATTCTTACAGGACGATTTACAAGAGATCCAGAAGTCAGATATACAAATGATGGAACATCAATCGCAAGATTTTCCATTGCAGTCAATAGAAGATTTGTAAAAGAGGGTTCTGATCAGAAAGTGGACTTTCTTAATTGTGTTGCATTTGGAAAGTCTGCGGAATTTATCGAAAAATATTTCAGAAAAGGTATGAAAGCAGATTTATCTGGAAGAATCCAGACAGGATCCTATACGAATAAAGACGGCGTGAAGATATATACAACAGATATTGTTGTAGAGGAAATCGAATTCGGCGAAAGTAAAGGTTCTTCACAGGCACGGACAGCCTCACCTACACCGAATCCAGAAGCAGACCCAGACGGATTTATGAGCATTCCAGATGGAATTGACGAGGAGATGCCGTTCGCATGATACAAATTGACAGTAGGGAACATCAGAAAGTTATTGATGGCATTAAGAAAGCATTTGATGCAGCAGGGGAGAAATGGTTTGTGTCGAAGCTCTATGTCGGGGATTATATGAATTATGACAACCCTCGACTGGTTGTTGACCGGAAGCAAAATCTCTCTGAATTATGTGGCAATGTATGCCAGCAGCATGAAAGATTCCGTGCTGAAATTATCCGGGCAAATGAAGCAGGAATAAAACTTGTCTTCTTATGCGAACACGGGAAAGGAATCGAAAAGCTGGATGACGTTCTCTGGTGGGAGAATCCCAGGGCGAAGAAGCGGGTTAAGAAAAATGGTATCTGGATTGAGCAAGAACAGAAAGTTATGCACGGCGATACGCTGTACAAAATTCTATGCACAATGCAGAGAAAATATGACGTTGAGTTCCTATTTTGTGACAAGAAAAATACTGGAAAACGAATAATGGAGATTCTGTCGGATGAACAAAGAAGCAATTAAGCAGCAGAACAGTATGAGAGATGTTCTTGCCAGATACGGAATGATTCCGAACAGAGCTGGCTTTATCAGTTGCCCATTTCATTCCGGTGACCGTACTGCTTCAATGAAAATTTACAAAGACAGCTACTATTGCTTCGGATGTGGCGCGACAGGAGATATTTTTACTTTCGTTCAGAATATGGATAATTGCGATTTTAAGACAGCCTTTCAGATTCTTGGTGGCACATACCATAAACCTGATTTTTTGTCCAGAATGGCAATATATCACGCTCAGAAGCAAAAAGAAATGAGAGAGAAAACAGAACGGAAGAAGAATGAAGAATTGCAGGAATGTTTGTCCGATATTGACTTTTACAGGTCTATTCTTGGCAGAGTAAGGCCATTATCGGATGGCTGGTGTGAAGCATGGAACAAATTACAGCTTGCATTATATGAGCATGGATTCATAACAGGATTGGAAGAAGGTGATTAGGAGTGGAAATGATAAACAAGCTCACGAAGGATTCTATTCTGGATGAAGAAGTGTTTGACGAGATATTTAGTCAGGAAGACGAGATATACAAGGCACGTCTTACACTGACTCTTCTGGACAGAGCCAAGGAGCTTGGCGTGAAGAAAAAATTTGAAGATTTGCTGAAGGCTTACACGAAAGTGCAGAAGCAGATGATCGAGAAAGAGAAAAACAATAGAACAGTGTCTATGCTGGACCAGTGGACTAATTTCTCCGATTGCGAATATGACAGAATGAAATGTCTTAACTGGATAGCAGATGATGACGGAATCAGAATTTCAAACACAAATCCAGGATCACCGGACATTATAGCCTGTTATCATCCTATTCTTCCGATTGAACGAATGAAGAATCTGGAGACTGGAGAAGAACAGATAAAGCTAATCTATAAAAGGAATAATAAATGGTCCGAGGTTATTGTACCGAAAACTATGGTTGCATCAGCCAGTAAAATTGTTGGTTTATCCGCGCTTGGTATTTCAGTGACTTCTGAGAATGCGAAGTTCCTTGTCCGATATCTGTCAGATGTAGAAAATGCCAATGATGATTATATCAACATCCAATATTCCTCTAGTAAAATCGGGTGGATTCGAGATTATTTCCTGCCTTACGACAAGGATATCGTATTTGATGGCGATATGAGATTTCGGCAGTTATACGAAAGTATCAGTGTAGGTGGCAGCAGAGCAGAGTGGTATGAACATGTAAAAAGGGTTCGTGCTACTGGAAGAATCGAGCCAAAAATCATGTTGGCTGCAAGTTTTGCAAGCATTCTAATTAAACTGGTCGGTGCTCTTCCGTTCTTTGTGGACTTATGGGGTGAAACCGAGGGTGGTAAGACTGTAACGCTTATGCTAGGAGCTTCTGTCTGGGCGAATCCGGGTGAATCTAGGTATATAGGAGACTTCAAGACAACAGATGTGGCACTGGAAGCAAAGTCTGATATGCTTAACAATCTTCCGCTAATTCTGGATGATACTTCCAAGGTGTCTGCCAAGATCAGGGATAACTTTGAAGGGATTGTATACGATTTATGCTCAGGAAAAGGAAAGAGTCGTTCCAACAAGGAACTTGGCGTGAACCGGGAGAATCGCTGGCAGAACTGCATTCTGACCAATGGTGAACGTCCGCTTGCAGGATATGTTAGCCAAGGCGGAGCGATTAACCGAATCATCGAGGTTGAGTGTTCTGAAAAGATATTCGATGATCCGCAGCTTACCGCAGATACACTTAAAAAGAACTACGGGTACGCAGGAATTGATTTTGTGAATGCAGTTAAGGAAATGTCCGTTGATGATATAAAATCCCTTCAAAAGCACTATCAAGGGCTTATACAGGACGATGATAAGATGCAGAAGCAAAGCATATCAATGAGTATTATCCTGGCAGCAGATAAAATCGCAACAGATCAGCTGTTCCACGATGGCCAGTACATTGACATTGAGACGGCTAAGAATCTTCTGACAGAGAAAGAAATGGTATCTGAAAACGAACGCGCTTACTGGTTCGTGCTTGATAAGATTGCCATGAACGGAATTAAATTCGATGATAACCCAGATATAAAAACAGAAAGATGGGGAATTATCGACAATGATCCGGTAGAAAAAACGTCAACTGCAATAATCTATAGTGCAGCGTTTGATGATTTATGCAAAATTGGAAGATTCTCCAGAAAGGCATTCCTGTCATGGGCTGTTAAGAAGGGACTTGTGGAAACCGACAGCAGGGGTTATCCGACCAAAGCGAAGAAACTGGACGGAATTGTCACCAAATGTGTGTTTTTGAAAATTGTGGATGAAATTCCAAAAGGATTTGTTAATTGTAATGATGATTTTGAGATTACAGACGATATTGTGTTTGATTAACAAACAATTCGTTCAAAAGGTAACCGGGTAACCTAGGTAACCTTTGATTCTGTATATATATATTTGAGTATTTATATGCACATATTGAGTATAAAAGTTTCCCTATATGAGAAAGTCAGGGTTACTCGGTTACTCGGTTACCTACCAGTAAAATCAATGGTTTACACGAATTAGTACGGTTACTTTACGGTTAACAAAGGTTACTTATATTAAAATAATATAAATATATTATATTTATAAAATAAAATTAAATAGAGCGTATACAGTATATCGTATACAATATTCAAAGGAGATGATAAAAATAAAAGTAGAAGCAAAGGATATTCCGTATATTCAAAAATTTATGACTGAATTCTGGAAAACTATAAAAGATTTCTATTCAGCCGAACTTACAGACGAATATTCCAAGCAGGCTACTGATCGTCTGATAGAACTTGGAGAGTATGCGGAAATGTGTCCTGATGATAATGATAAACAGTTTATTAAGAATTGTCTAGTTGCTTTTAATAAGTTATTAGATTCTAAACAGAGAGAAGTGAGAAAGAATGTACAACACTAAGAACAAATATGAACAGGGACAGGCCCTCAGAAAAGAAATCTACATGTATGTAGTAAGTTACTTTAAACTTGTTGGATACGCGCCATCGGTCAGCGAGATTTGCGAGAAAGTAGACGCAAGCAGAGCTACCATCTGGAGACATTTAAACCAGCTTATTGATGATGGGTTGCTTAAAACAGCACACCCCAGTACTGATAGAGCCTATGCTCCGACAGGATACGGGTTCGGAAAGGTGAAGAAATGAACAAAATGAGAGAGTATGAACGCGGGAGAGAAGATGGTCTTGACCTTGCTAGACGAATCACCAGAGAGGGCGGTCTTGAAGCCCTTGAAAAGGAATGCAGATTCAGGGGAGTAACAGGAATACATACTTCCCTGGCAAGAAAGGACCTGGACAAAGCATCTGAGAAGATCAAACAGCTTGTGTCGGAATGCTGCGTGATCATGGCGATAGCTGTCCTGCATGATGAATTTGGGTTCGGTCAGAAAAGATGCCAGAAGTTCATGGCAGGCATGGACAAAGCTTCGGACTATATCGACCAGGGCTTGGCTGAATGGATTGATTATGTGCAGGCTATCAAGGAAGAACTGGGAATTGAATTAAGCTTTTCAGGAGAAATGAAAAGTCATGCAGAATAACGGACAGGTAGCATTTGGTTAAGAAATCATGGAGGACTGCACAATAGCGTGTCAGTTGCTTACATGGGGAAAGTGAGGATGAAGCATGGAAATGTCAATTTTCAAAAAGGACGGAAAGACTTACACCAGATTCAAGGTCACGCTAAGAGAGCTTAAATCTTGGCAGGCTTTACTCGAGATAAAGTATTGTATTGATACATCAGAGCCGGTCAAGAAAAACAGCAGATACATTTATTTTGAAAAGGAGGGCGACTGGATTAATGGGATATTGTAAATTAGAGTATCCGGAGAGCGAACCGTATTGCTGTATCTGCTGTACGAAACAGGAAGAATGCGATTGCAAATGTGATGATGTGGACAGTTATGAATATGCGGAGGAGTGCGAAGATTATGTTAAGGAGGACGAGCCATGATTACATTCATATTAGGATTTACTCTTGGAACCATATTCGGAGCGACTGGCCTTGTATGTGTGGCGATCATGTACGCCAAGCACCACCCAGACGAATAGAAAGGAGAACGGTATGCTGACAAGGAATAAAAAACTGAAAGACTACGGTATTCCGGCAGAGGATATTCACTATATTAAAATCTGGGAAATTGGAAATAGTATTAGTTCCGACCAAAAAGAGTTTATTGACTGTATTAATAGACAACCAACAGTTTTTGATGTAGATGAAGTTGTTCAACGGTTGGAAATGTTAATCGAAAATAAAGTTTCAGAATCGGGTGACGATTGGTATACAGCTCAATGTCTGAATGAAGCAGTTGAAATTGTGAAAGGCGGTGGGAATTGAATGGGTAGATTAATAGATGCAGAAGAATTGAAAGAACGATTTTGTGAAGAAAACTGTGGCAAAAACAGATGTGTTGATCACATGGATAAATGTGCATGGATTTTATCAGTAGAAGAAAGTAAAACAGCTTTTGATGTGGACAAGGTTGTGGAGCAGTTGAAAACAAAAAAGGCAAGAACTGCTGCATTACAGAAAGCATCGGAGTATTTCGAGGGTGAAACTGATGCGTTTGAAGTTGCAATCAAAATCGTGAAGGATGGGGAGAGTTGAATGAGAGAGATTCTTTTCAAGGCAAAGAGAGTCAAAAATGGAGAATGGATAGAAGGAAGCCTCATAGATTTGGATATTGACAGCGGATATTGCTATATCGTTCCGCCGTATAAAGGAGCGAGTACATTGCCAATCGGCTTTTTGATAACAGACGGAATGAAATTGGTTGATCCAGAAACCCTCTGCCAGTTCACAGGACTTTGCGACAAGAATGGTAAGAAGATTTGGGAAAATGATATTCTGATGGCACACTTGGACGAATCTTACCCGGAAGATGTGACATATGAAACCGTTGAATGGAACGTTGCCGGATGGGTAGCACACGAAACTGGTAGCACGGATAGAGAATATCTTAGCGAGTTTGATCTTGAACATTATGAAGTAGTTGGCAATATCTTCGATAATAAAAAATTGTTACAGGAGGAACACAAATGAGTAGCGCAAGCGTAAGATTCGGAACAAAAGCGTATGTATGCGCAAGGTACTTTCTTAGACCGGGAAAGTGCTTCAAATACATCGGCCAGCGTGGCGAAGATGCCACAGAACACGTCTATGAGGTCATAGCATTATATCCTTATTGCGTATTGTTAAGAGATACCAGAAACGGAGTCAGAATTTGTCCGGGATATAACACTTTGAGCTTGATAATGAGAGGAAGTGAAGCGAGTGAGTAAAGTCAAAGACATTTCTACTATGTTCACAAAAGAAGAAAGCAAAAAGAATGGAAGAATTGGATATTGTCAGGATAAAAGTGAAAAACTATCATTAATCCTTCGCAGTGCGGAGTGTTTTTGCAGAAAAGAGGTAAGAGAAGATGAGTAAATCAGTGTTAGTGATAGACGCACCAGAAAATTGCTATGATTGCCCGTTCGGAACTTCATACTGCGGTGAACTTGAATATGTGGGTTATTGTGAATTAGCTGATTGTTTAGATTATGATGTAATTCTGATGACAGAAGAACATTATGATTACGAAAGCAAATCAAGACCTAAATGGTGTCCATTGAAGCCATTGCCGAAGAAAAAAGAGTATATCGTTCCGAATGACAATGTAGAATCACAAAAAGATATTATTGCGGTTGGTTGGAATGCCTGCTTGAGAGAAATTACAGAAACAAGCGATGAAAACAAGCGATAAAAAGTAAGCGATAAGAGGTGGAGAAATGATTATTTTAACTGGAAAAATCGTGTTTGTAAAGACACAGGAAGAATATTTAAGTGTTCTGAAAATGGCAAAGCTTCAGGGATTCACATGGGCGAGAGAAAACCATTTAAACCCTATCGTAATTCCGTTTCCAAACATATTGAATTTTTACGACAGTAAGATTGTTACTTACAACTATGTTGAAAAGACAGTGTATGAAGCATCCGAAATCGTCGAAGATGAAGAAAAAATCAAGGATGCAGTAAAACTTGTCAGAGCATTCGTTAAATACCCAGACAGAACAGCATTGACGGACTCATTTATTGAGTCCTTGAAGTTACTTGCAGATACTGTAGAAAGTCAAATGGAAGAGGTGAAGTAGATGATTAACTTAACAAATACATGTGTTCTGGTCAGGACAAAAGAAGAAAATGAAATGCTTCTTAAAGAAGCCAAGAAACAGGAATTTCATTGGTATAGAGAAGACCATTGTGAGCCATTACAAACACAATATTTTCCAGACATTTTAAAATTTTATGAACATGATATAACTTATGCGGCAAGTGTCAGATCAGACTTTGCTTTCTATGAGGCATCAAAACTCCTCGGGACAAAAGAAATGACAGTAAGAGAGTTTATTGAGCGGATTGCAGATGTTTGTAGATACATCGAAGCTGGCAGTTGAGAAGTTGAAAGAGGTGAAGTAGATGGAAAGATTAACAGAATGGGAAAATGGTAGTGTCACATATAACGAAAAACGAGAGATTG